CATCCAAGCTGTTCAAAATAGCTGCAAATCCGCGCAACATCAAGCTGGCCATGATGGCTATAGCATTGTTAGGGGCATTGGGTGGTGTTGACACCAGCTCCGCTACTGACATGTTAAATGACCTACCGGAAGATGATCAAAATTTAGCCGCGGAACTGATGAAAAATCATGAAATCGCGCAAAATGTACGTGACGGAGAAGACGCGATTGATGGTACATTGTACGACACAGAACAGCTAGCTAAAAATGATATTGACATAAACTATCAAGGTATAGACGATCATATAGATCAGCTTGTGGCCTCCGGAGCCTTAGATCAACAAGCAGCTGACAACATTTTGATGTGTATGGAGATGAAAAGCGGTCTTGAATTGGGAAGCTTTTTCGAAGGTGTGAATATATCCAGTTACGACAAATTGATCAACGAAACAAACACCATAACTGATGATTCCGGAGTGACCATGACCGGGGAGGAAACATTTGAATCGTATATCAAAACCACCATAACCGATAAAAATGGTGAAACAATCAAGCTAGCCGAGATAAAAACCACCATGACAACAGAACAAGCCACTGGTAACGTGTCAATACAAAAAGAACATGGTGGTCTAGATTTTGATATCATTTCCATGATGGATGCCAATATAAAACAACTACCACCAGAACAACAAGAAGAACTCTGGAAAATGATAAATGCTAGAGAAACATCTGGTCTTGGTATAGATGGTGACATGACAGCTGGTCCTGGACAAGGACAGTTCGACATACCCAAAAAGTTTGGTGGTTACGGAAAACCTGAATATCAAGTGCATGACACCGCGCGAGACACTGGTTTCGATGTGAGCAAGCAATTTGCATCCAACCCACCGCTGGGTGAGAGCAAGCGTGATAACGACTTGATATGGGAGAGTTATTTAACAGAATCCAGCAAACAACAGACTGTCGCCAACGTGAAACAACTTGAAGCTCAATACTTGAAAGGTTTACGCAACTTGGCTGAAGTGATGGTGCAGCGAGCCATACGTAAACAAGTCACTGTAGGTCAGACAGTACCAGCCAAACAATTGTAATGGAATCATTCAAGAACTTTTACAATCGTCAAGGTGATACTTGGTCTACCAAGCCAACAGTGGCGATTGTTCCTGGTTCTTTCAAACCACCACACAAAGGCCATTATGAGATGATACGTCAGTACTCTCAACTGGCTTACAGAGTATTGGTGCTAATCTCAGCACCCAGCGCCAAGAGTCAGCGTGAGACAAAAGACGGTAAAATAATAACCCCAGAGATGGCCAAGAAAATTTTAGAAATATACACCGCAGGGTTGGGAAATGTTGATATAGAGATATCACCCACACCTTCTCCTGTAGGAGCAACCTACGAAGCGCTTGAGACAATGAGTAACAACCCACCGACTGAAACAATCATCAAGCCAAGAGTTGTACTTGGTTCTAGCAAGAAAGACGATGACTGGAAAAGATGGTCTGGGGTGCAGACATGGGTAGCTAAAAATGAATTGAATGTGGATGTTGTTGACCCTCAAATGACCGCGGTTGATGTTGTTGAGAAACCAACAGGTGAACCTTACAGCGCCACCAACATACGTAACAATTTTGATGATCCGGACAAAGTGTCTGAAGATCTACCGGATCATGTGGACCCGGTGCAAGTATATTCTATACTATCGTCGGTGTAAGTTCAGTAAACTGACAGTGCATATCATCGCGATCGCGATGAATATCAACACACCATTGAAATTGTGACCAGCATGCTCACATACACCGGTTGTACACTCTAGATATTTCGGCTCTATTTTATCAAATATAGTTTTCATATAAAATTTCTTATTATGATATTTTCATATCTCTCACAAAATCATAAAACTCTTGTCTAGTATTTATATCTTGTTTATCGAGAAAGGCCCCACTCATTCTGGCTGTCTTCATGGTACTATCATGCTTCACACCTCTCAACCCAGCACACGTATGATTCGCGGAAACTAGTACTGCCACTCCTTTATTGTCCACACATACTTCATCGATATACTTGTGGATTTGCATAGTTAGATTTTCTTGTACTTGAGGTCTCCTAGAAAACCACTCAACTATACGATTTAACTTACTTAAACCAATAACCTGACCATCCTTACCCGGTATATAAGCAACGTGTGTTTGACCAATGAAGGGTAAATGATGATGTGAACAGAAAGAGTTAGTTTTAATATTACCTTGAAATACTAGACCATCATACTGATCCACATTGTCAAATGTTGTTATGTTTGGTGGCTCATCATAACACCCAACAGCAAGATCATTCACGAAGGCTTTCGCAACTCTTCGTGGTGTATCAGCACTGTTAGGATCAGATCTCCAATCAAACCCTAAGGCATCCATATACTTTTCATATGCTTTAGCCGCATTCTCAATAATTTCTTCTTTTTCCTCCTTCGTTCTAGGATGGTTTCCATTTGCGAAAGGTAATTTAAAATCTGGACTCATATAAATATTATAACATATACATCTCTTTAATTCAAGATAAATATCATAAATAATATAGTATGAAGTTTAAAGACATGGTGAAACTGACAGCGAATGAACAATCACTAAAAAGAGTGAGACTCAGAACTGACCCGAAACAAAAACATTCACTACAAAACGCAACTGCATATGAAGGATATGTTATTGAGGAAGATGAAGGTATGATCAGAGTGATGATGATCGCGCCAGACGAAGCTAACAACATTCAACAATTCGACCCGGAGCAACTTGAACCATGTGGTCAACGCACTTTAGATGATTTTAAAAACTTCGCGTTGAATTATATAATGCAAATCGGTAAGTGTGACGAAACAGATGTGACACATCACAACATATTGAACGCCAGCGACATACAACATTTGGAATCTTTTTTGAAGGAACAAGGAGTTGAGCATGATGAATTTGTAAAAATACTCAAACTATACATAATGTCAGATGGACTGTACAACGAGGGGTTGCTGTCTAACGTTGGTAACGCGTTGGGTACTGGTCTAGCGAAGCTCAAAAAAGCAGGTAGTGACATGAAGAACGATTTCCAGTCCGGCTTCAACACTGGTTATCAAAACCAGTCACCCACCATCACACCACCTCCAACCACAACCACATCTACTCCTGTTGGTCCAACAGGGCCCGCGGTGAGCGATCAACAATTAGGTACATCGGAAAAACCTGGTGGGTTGTTAGGTGCTATTGATAAAGCTGTAGGTACTATAGACAGTATCAAGAATGTATATAAAAATGGTGCAACAATAATACCAGTACAAGGAGCCACATACTATGATCAAAAAAATAGACCTCATAAATTTGGAGAGATAACCACCGGGTTCAGCAACGGTAATCCTGGTTATTTTGAATTTGATCATATTGACGCAGACGAAAACAGAAGACTGAGACTTTTTGGTCAGGCCAAGAACTCTGGAGATCGATCCAATTTCAACTCGAGTATACCATTAACAATAAAGTTCGAATATGATGAAAAGGATCAACCCGCGTCTCAACCAGCTCAACCGGTTAATGAGAATTTAAAAACAATAGAACATCTGATATACGGTCAATTGAATGAATACAAAAGCCGTCGCGAACAACAAAAATCAAAATTTGGTCGAAAAACAAGAGACCGGCGGATGACGAACAACAGTATATCTCAAGTGAAAGGTGATAAACAAGTCACAAAACTACAGAGCATTGTTAAAAAATATCTCGGCAAAGAGATGAATGCTGATATAGCTGCTGACATGGTGAAAGACAAGAACATGTTACTAGACGCCATGAAAATCGTTGATCCGGAGCTTGGAGCGGAAAGACAAGGCAAGTTTGGTAGACAAGAAGATGGTTCCATGGATGTGTCTGATTGGGAAGAAATCAAAGAACAAGCCACTCTACAAACCGTCAAACAATTCGCGAACACACTAGGTATCAACAATGTAGATCCTAGCAGGTTGGAAAATCTAGCTAACAAATGGTCTCAATTTATATCGGCAATCAATACCGCCGGGCTGGGCAATCTCTACAAACCCAAACAAACATCAGACCCGGAAACCGAACCGGAGGAAGATCCAGAAGAGATCTCACCCAAAGGGAACGTCGGGCAAATATACGGTTATCTAGTGCTGTCAGATCCCAACAACATTGACAGCCCTTTCAAGATTATTTCACGTAGTCAATATAAAAACAACAAAGTGAAAGGGAAAAAGAAATCTGACAAGCCCAAAACATCTGTACGTGACCCTAAAACCGGTCGATTCGCAGCTGGTAACCAATCTGGGGTTCAATTTGCTGAAAGTGTAAACAATCTGAAAAAACTAATGTCTGGTAATTGACTTCCGGTACAAAAGTTACTATAATAGATGTATGTTTACAAGTACAAAGATAATTGAACTGGGTAGCTGCGCGTTCCGACAACCTCAGGCAGATTCCCATTGCAGATTTTTACATGGTTACAGACTCACTGCTAAATTTTGGTTCAGTGCCAAACACCTAGATCAAAACAATTGGGTTGTTGATTTCGGTGGATTGAAAGGTCTGAAAAAATTGATGCAGAATCAATTCGATCATACAACATGCATCTCTCAGACCGACCCTAAGCTGGATGTGTTCAAAAAATTGAATGAAGCCGGTGTATGTGATTTGAGAATCATGGATGGAGTGGGTATCGAGAAATTTGCAGAGTGGTGTCACATAGTTGCAGACAATTATGTTGATGAGCTGACCGATGGTAGATGCAATTGTGTCAAGGTTGAAGTGTTTGAACATGAGAACAATTCAGCCATTTTCGAGATGTGGAACTCTTCAACTTCTGGAACACAATACATGAACGACAAAGCAAATGAGATTGAACAAAATCTACCATCTGCAGAAGAAGTTGCAGAAGATATCGCGACAGCAGTTGATAACAAGCAACAGACATCACAGGAAGAGGAAGCACCCCCAGAAGCATCACATAATGACGCTCCAGAACAAGCAGAGAAACGTTCTTTATTCAACACTGAAAAAACTGTCAACAAGTGGGTGAACCCCAAACATAAAAAAACAACAAACAGCTGGTTATTTTAAATATGAAAAAAATAGATACATTAAATATTTCAGAGGATTTTTATTCTGTACAAGGAGAAGGTAAAACCAGTGGAGAGCCTGCGTATTTCATCAGGCTCAAAGCGTGTAACTTGATGTGCGGCGGGCGAGACGGTAGTCTGGTCAAGTCCGGAGATGCTACCTGGTGGTGTGACACAGAATATGTGTGGCGCAAAGGTCTAGAGAAACCGTTTCAATATCTTGTTGATCGATGGAAAGAAGAAAACATCCTGGAGTGGGTCAAAACTGGTCGGGTCAATTTGATATGGACTGGTGGGGAACCATCGATACCTAAAAACCAGCGAGCGATCTCTAATTTTCTGGATTGGTTTGAGGAAGAACATCAACCTCCTGTGTTGTTCAATGAGATTGAAACTAATGGTACGATATATATTGATGACCCGCTCTTCAATCATCTGAAACAAATCAATTGCTCTGTCAAACTTAATAACAGTGGTATGGACGCTAGCCGGAGAATTGTACCAGCGGCTCTAGAGAGAATCATGAGTCACTACAATTACTGGTTCAAGTTTGTGATAAGCACCGAGAGTTGCTTAGATGAAATAGAACGTGATTTTATAAAACCTTATGGTATACCACCCAAGCGAGTGTTGATGATGCCCGGCTTAGACAAGCAAGAACATTACCATGAACGTACCAAGTTTTGTATGGAGATGGGTAAAAAACATGGATACACAGCTCTCACTCGTTTGCATGTGAGTGCTTGGGATCAAACCACTGGCGTATAAATATAAACATGACAATGTTAAAAAATATAAATGGTGGAGTTCTATTATGCTGCGGAAAAGCCAAATGCCCGATGGTAAAAGTTGTTGATGACGACAAGGTGACTATCACCGATGATGATGGTAACACAATCAAGGTTGATATAGATCAAGCCAACCTACTACCGCAAGCGATCGCGCAGTTATTTAACCCACCACCAGCAAACGTCCATTCAAAGAACAACAAGTGATTCCATACTGGCTGCAGCTAGCTGCTGGTACAGGAGCTACCATGATCATTGTATATGGTAGCATATTGAACGCACCACGTGACTGGCTCAAGAGTAACTCCAAGTTGCTAAAAGAGTTTCTTACATGTAGCATGTGTGTTGGTTTCTGGGTAGGTTTTGTGATGAGCCATTGGTTGAATGGTACATATCAACAGCATGTGATTGTAGGTCTCGCGGTGTCATGTAGCAGCTGGTTGTATGATGGTTTGGTTGGAGCTAGTCAATCAATCGAAGTATATCTAGACAAAAGGAATAAATAAATGTATGAACAGTTTCAAAAGTTTCAGTATTCTATATGAACACAAAGACTCTATAGACAAGTTTATCAACTTCTGTAACAAAGGCTTAGGCTTGAAACAACCATGCAACATAACTTTTCTAGATGAACCAGAGGAAGACATGACAACCGGGTGTTACAGCCCGGTGGACAAGAGTATAAAAATCCTTTCCGGAAACCGCGCTTTAGTAGACATATTGAGGAGCATAGCACACGAACTTGTTCATGCTAAACAACATCAAGAAGGTAGATTGTTCCCAGGTGATGGTAATGATGGTAGTCCTATAGAAAATGAAGCTAATGCATTAGCCGGGGTTATAATGAGAAAATTTCAACGCGCCAACAGAAACATATACAGTGAAGAATAAGAGCGTGTTACTCAAGGTGTCTAGCATTCCACCGTCCCGAGCCATTCGGGAATGGATCAAACAGCATGTACCCAAGGGAGTCAAGATACTGTACACACTTGACAAGTCCAAAAGTTGATTTAACAAATCAACATCATAAAATAATACATGAGAATAGCTGTCACAGGAACTGCATGTGTTGGTAAAAGCACGTTTGTAAATGATTTTTTAAACAACTGGTCCGATATATACTCCAAACCGGAGTCATCATATCGTGACATGTTGAAAGAGAAAAAATTAGAACATAGCAAACAAACAAACAAAGAGACTCAACAAGCCATCCTAGATTACATGGTGGATCAACACATGAAATACACAAAAGATGACCATGTGATTTTTGATAGATGTCCATTAGACAACTTGGTGTACTCGCTATATTCATATGACAAAGGCTTGTCAGATATAGATGAAGAGTTCATTGAATCATGCATACCAATAATCAAAGAAGCCATGAGATTCATCGACATAGTGTTATACATTCCCAAGCTAGGTGATGTGAAGATTGAAGATGATGGTAACAGAGAGACTGATCCAGAATTTGTAGATGAAATTGACAAAATGTTGATGCAGATTGAACACCAAGCGTTACAACCCGCTAGTGTGTTTTTTCATACAGACGACCGCCCGGCATTCATACGAATCTCCGGAGAACCTCGAGAGAGAATACGTCAAGCCAGTTTGTACATAACAGATGATGGTGGGAGTTACACCGATCAAGAGAGTGAGATTGACTGGGAAGAACTTGCCGGGTTGGGAATTCAACCAGAGGACGTCTTTCCTGGAGGAAAACTTTGATTCTATATAAATATATATACAATGGATCAATTTAATAAAAACATACAAGACGTGTATCAAGAAAACTTGAACAGTATAAAGGTGACCAGAAGACAGTTCTACCCTAGGAATTTCGAGCTGAGTAACGAGTTTGTGGATGCATTCAAGGTTGAGTACAAAAGATTGCTAGAAGCTGGTCAATCACCTAGAACAGTACTCGAAAAGATCAACAAAGCGCTGAAATTTCACGCCTGAGACAGGTTACATAAACTTAACCAGTCTCTTCCACTTCCGCGGTGTTCAATCCGACCACCAACCGAGCACCTATCCCGATAGGGAAGCTGGTCCTATCATCTGTAGTAACTTCTAGCATCTGTATATAATCTGGATTCCTGATGGTGGTTACATTACCCTCATCATCCGTCACAGACACTGTTGGTGCCTGGTTCGGAGATTGATCGGTATTCATCACTTCTGTCTCTACAATCATCTCAGAAAAAGCCTTGCCACCGAATCGCTTGATGGTCCAAGCGAAAGATTGATCACCACCCTCGATAGCACCTCTGGTGAACTCTGACACCGCGAATGTACCTGAATTGGTGTAAGGTGTCTCGTCAGTTCTAGTCAAAGCATCTGCAGAACCGGTAAACCGTATGTTGTATTGTAAACTACCCGCATGCACCGCGTATTTTGAAGGTATCTTCACCGAGAAAGTGACACTGTCTTTTCCGAATGTAATTTCATCTTCCAGACTCATGGTGAAAACATCCACACTCGCCAGAGCAGTGTCCATCACTATACCCAACAACCCTCCAGGGTTGTTCTCAGGAGCCGCTCCAGTCGCTCCAGCACCAGTGTACACCAACCTATCGCGATCAGTGATGTCGCTAGCTCCTCTGATTTTCACAATCTCGCTGGTCAGTTGCGAGTACAGACTGTCATGAATCAACGCACTCAACGTTTGCATGTTGTTGTCTAACACTCTAGGTTCTCCGGATTGAGGATCATCTGGCAAGCTAGCTCGACTCTCCTCTAAAAATGTTGAAAATTCTGCACCATACAACGAGGTGTTCATGGTGTCTATAGCAGCGCTCAGCGAGGTGTTAACAATGTAAATTGGACTGTCGGAGTTGTTCATGTCCAGTCCAGCGGACAATGTCTCCATGGTTCCAGACAGGGTGGTTATGTTGCTTTGTATGTCAGCAGCAAACGTGGTGTTGTCTTGATCAATCACAAAATTGAGAAAATCTAACAACTGCGTACCCGCCGGTGTTTCAATTAAAAAATAATCCCCGGCGGCCATCGCGTCACTTTGTGGTAGTTCTTTTATGTTTCTTGATTCTGCCATGTTATTATTTATATAAGATCATAAGTATTGCTCTCCAAACGTTATCAATTGTTGTGTTTTGTTGGTCCACAGATCAGATTGAAATGTTTTTAGTTTCCCGGAATTAACGTAAGCTCGATCGATTGCTTCAAAATTCACCCCAGGACACAACTCAGATGGGATCGCTTCCGGTTGAAAATCTAGTCCATTGACCACTGGGTCATAGCGCTCGTTTATCTCGTTTACCGTCAAGTTGTTGTGTTTCAACTCGAAGTGTTTGTACCATAATTGCTTCAATGCGTAATATTTTTTGTTGATAGACTGTAGATGCATGAAACCGTATTTTTTAGTTCTTATACACGGCTTATTTAGATTAACCTTTGGTGTTCTGGGTGTGTGGTACGTGGGCAAACGTCTAATGTCTTGTGATTTAGGTACCGGTTCAATTTGATAATTGTCTAGAAACAATAGAAAATTTCTAAAATTGTATTTGTAACTAGGATCTGTTCTGTAATGACCATTCACTCCGGTGACATTGTATTGGTACAAACTCAACGTGTGGTCTATTGTGACATTCAACAATTTATCAAAATCATCGATCATCGTTTGCGTGACCAGTTCATCACAATCGATACTCAACACATGAGAAGCGTCTGTGTGTTTGGAAAAATTAAACATTGCGCCTCGGGAAATCGACTCATGTGTGTCACTGATTGGATTTTCATTGATTATTTTCGCCTGAGAACCAAACAAATCACGTATCACATCAACAGTAGAATCTCTGCTGTTGTCATTGAAGAACAACCACCGATCAACTGGTATGTTTTTCCAATTGTCATGCACCACTGGCAACAGGTCTTGTTCATCTCTGACCAACACATGAGCATCAACCGTCCGGTTTTTTGTGATGTTCACACTGCCCATGTTGTTGATTATTTGATCAGATCGTTCATGAGTTTCATTTCGCATCACCTCTATCTCCTCCAATCGTTGAGGTTCAGTGTATTGGTACAACATGGTCGCAGACTGCCATTCACAATGCTCTCTCAATCGTCGAGTGGTACAATCAACATCCCCAGTGACCGACACATGATTATGCTTGATGAGCACCCATGGTAAAAAATATTTCAACCCGGCACCTTGAAACACATCATTCAACCACGTGTCAACATACAGATGCTTCCACTCTTGTAGATATCGTCCGAACATGTCAATGTATTTTCTAGGTATGAAACTGTTTGTCGCTAACACCTCTGCAGCAGTTTTACCTCGTTGTATACCGTCCGCGCAATGTATCAAATACAATCCCGCTGGTTGAAAAACTCGCTCGATTGATTTCAATACATGTACATCCCAGCTCGGGGTCATGAACTCAAAATCATCACCCACCATGGCGATCACATCCTCAGTAGTGTTTTCAGCCATGATGTTCCACAGTTTACCCAAACCTGGAAAAGTATCAGCTACCGGGAATGTTATTTTTTTAACATATGTTTTGAAACGTGCATGAGCATCAACAAGAGCTGATGATTCATGATCGTCAGAATCGATCCCTAGATACAACACGAAATTGTTCAAGTCATCAGCAGTCCGTTCAATTGATCTGATCAGACATTCGATGTCGTCGGGTCGGTTGCTGGTGGGACATAACAATGCTATCTTACGATTCATTGTATATATTAATGTATTCTGACACAATATCAACTGGTCGCCAGAACGTCTCAAACCATTGTTTAGATTTTCTACCTTCCTCTATCAAATAATCCCGACCACGGTCGATCATGTCCACCAGATAATCTTGTAACCAACCAACATACACACTATGAAACGGCAACGTGTCACTGCCAGAGCACGTGGCTAGTATCTCTTGAACACGTGAATCAATCCAACATATTGTGGGCTTGCCAAGTGCCAGACCCTCTAATGAACTCAAGTGATAGCTAGGTGTTACACATTCATCTACCACGATGTCTGCACGTGCTTTGCGGGTCAAACACTCATGGTAATCGACCTCTTTGATGGTGTCTACCATGATGGACCCTCTATAATGCTCTACTAATAAATTGAACACTGAACCATGCTGCTCCACACCCTTCCTTTGCCACGTACCATACTCGTTGCTGGATGGTGAAAACGATATTGACACTCGTTCAGTCGGAGTGTTGTCAAGTGTATATGATGAGAGATCAACTATGTTGCGCGCCGTTGTGCAGTTTTCATACGCGCGCAGACCTGCATGGTAGTGTGGTATGACTAATTGTCTAACGTCGCTTGGAATTTTGCCTCGCTGCTCCCATATGTGCAAATTGTCTGGTGGGCTGTGATACTGTAATATGTGAGTTTTTTTATCAAACTTATGATACACGTCCAGATCAATTGTGTTGTGCCAATGAACCACATCCGCCCGGGACATCTGATACATGTCAGCCTTCAGATCATATTTTGTGTCTCTTCTGATCCAACTAGAATCATGATCAGAATATTTGTTGATTGCTGTTGATAGATGACCAGGAGCTCCAGAGATGCTGGACCGACTCACGTGAACAATTCTCATCAACCATCAATTTGGTCAAGCTGCTTCACAATGAACTGTAGAATCTCGCTACGTACGATGTCGGTCTCATCAAACTTGAACGTGTATATGTTTTGCTCTTCACTCGCCACGTTGTCAAAACATTTTTGTATTGGCCCAAAACCGCTTCGATTTCCAATGTCGCTCTGCCGAGTGTCACCCACAATCACAAACTTGCTACCCTCACCAAATCTAGTGAGAATGGTTATCAACTCTCCACGGGTCAAATTTTGTGCCTCATCCACTATCACGAAGCTGTTGTTGAAAGTGAGACCACGTACAAAGTTGACCGGTACACAATGCGCGAACCCACGTCCCAGCAGCTCTTTTCTCACCGTGACTCCAACCAGCTCGTCTAGTTTCTCCACCAACGGCATGCTCCATGGACCGAACTTGTCATCCACCTCACCTGGCAGGCTTCCCATTTTTTGACTGGCACTCTCCACCACGCTACGAATGTACACTATCTCATCCACCGCATGTTTTTTCAGCAACGACACCGCTCCGTACACTGCCAGGTATGTTTTGGCAGTACCAGCAGGCCCGTCCACAAACAACATTTTACTGTCCGGCTTCATCATTAAACTGGTGAAACTTCTGTGTTTGTCGTTCGATTTGAAGTTACGTTCAATTTTAAAATCTAAATCCCAGGACAATGATCCGATGTCGTTGGGTCGAGTTCGTGTCTTTTTACGTGGCATGTGTAATTACTTATTCTTCACAATAAATAATTCAATGACCACCAATTATTACGTCAGACATCTGGATCATTCCAGTAGCGAGCAATTGTGTCTGAACGTTTATAATTTTTTAAACAATAGTGAAGAGATGCCAGAAACCGTATATGTTGTAGAACATGTGATGCTGAAGCAGCAATACAAAGACATACTGAACAAATTAATAAACACGACGTACATTAATCCGGATAAATTTTTAAACATTTATTCTAATTGTTCCGCGCCTGTAGAAATTACATTCACGACAAATATAGTCACCCTCTCTCCTGCTCTCGGTGATCAAAATAACAGTATCGCAGTGGTGTTGTATGTATATTATCCTGAACTATTAAGAGAGTTCATTGAATATATAAATATTTTTTCTAACAATTATAAAATTGATGTATATCTATACATATGTGAGAATATTCCAGATAAAAATATACAAGATATAATCAGCTCATACAGTAACAATATTAATTACAATTACGAACATACACCTAACCGTGGTCGCGACATATTGAGTTTCTTGTCATTTATACAAACAAAAAAATATGAAAAATACAAATACATATGTAAACTACACACTAAAAAAACAAACTATTTAGATCCAGAATGGAGAACAAATTTATTGAAATATTTGTTAAATGTTAATGTATTTAATAATACAATCAAACCTCAACTAAACTCACGACAACCCAAAATTCAATCTTGTTCAAAATATAATTTGATAGAAAACTACAATCAACACAACAACAATTACAGCTCTATGTACAATCTATGTAAAACAATAAAACATAATTTATATACCCATAACCGTTATGAATTCATCGCCGGTTCTATGTTTTGGATAAATCAAACCTATGCTTCTAATTTACATAAACTAATCGAACATGTTGATATACATAATATGTTCGAGTTAGAGCCCATACCACCAGACGGTACTATCGCTCATGCATGGGAACGACTATTTTACAATCTTTAATATAGATATACCGATACATTATAATAAATAAATTTATGTACACGTTACAAGATAACGAACGGTTAATAGTCTACTGTAAACAGACATCAGATATACCGATATACTTTCAACAGTACGTTGCCGGTCAACAACATTTATCAACAATTTATACAAATAACCAAAACACATTACTACCGTTAGAAAACATTGTTGTTACAGCAGCAACTTCTTTACAAGAAATCACTTCTTTACATTTAACTGATATTTCGGTCAATACTAAATTACTGTGGTTAGAACTACCCCCGTGCGAGGCTGTTGAAAATCCGGCAAAGATTATTGCATACTATTTACCACAATACCACACCATTCCAGAAAACGACAAGTGGTGGGGAAAAAATTTTACAGAATGGACAAACGTTAGAAAAGCCAAACCAGTTTTCCCTGGGCATGAACAACCCAAGATTCCATTAGAATATTATGATCTAGCCGATCCAACAACAATCCATGATCAGATTGAACTTGCAAAAAAATACAATATTCACGGGTTTTGCTTTCATTACTATTGGTTCGCCGGTAAACGATTGTTAGAACTACCCATAGAAAATTATCTTCAAGATGCTTCTCCACAAGCAGATTTCCCATTTATGTTATGTTGGGCCAATGAAGACTGGACTCGTACATGGGATGGTAAATCCGGGGAGATCTTGATCGGACAAAAACACTCCGTTGCTGATCATCGTCGAGTCGCAAAAGATCTGTTAAGATATTTTCAAGATCCGCGGTATATAAAGGTAAACGGAAAACCGGCATTGATTATTTATCGAGTGGAATTAATTAAGGAGTTACAAAAATTTAAAGATATTGTAGAAAAAGAAGCAGCTAAGGTAGGTATACCGGGTATACATTTAATTAGCACCACCGCTAGTTGGCGATTCGGCCCGGATCTTAGCGGCACGGTACAACATGTATGTGATGGTGAAGCAGAATTCCCACCTCATACCAAATTCGATAATGCAATAAAACGAGTAAAGGTGGATACATCTACAGACTTTACCGGATTCGCATACGACTATGTACATTATAAAAACCGACATATACAAGGTTATGATGAATTGTTAAACACTAAACTAGAAACTGCGTATTATCCTGGATGTTTCCCTGGATGGGACAACACGGCCCGCAGACCAGACAGCTCTCATATATGTGTGAACAACTCCCCGGAACAATTTGAAGAATGGGTCACCGCTGGTATACAATATACAAATAAAAAAAACACCTCACAAGATAATTTTGTTTTCATAAACGCATGGAACGAATGGGCGGAAGGCGCGGTAATAGAACCAACAGTAACAGAAGGTTATAGTTACGCTCATGCCTTGTCCAAGGCTTATAATAAATCAAAACAAGATAGAATCACAGCCTATCAAATATATTATGAAGATGATCAACTACCTAACATCCTGCCCGGTTTTCAAGCTCATTACAACAAAAAATCGACAGTGTATCTTGAGAGTGGTATAATCAACGATCTTGTTAGACGTAAAAAACATCTAAATAGTGATTGGTTTGGTGTATTTTCATGGAAAGCGCGAGATAAGGTCATCGGGTTTTCTCATGAACGTATACAAGAATGTATAGGGAGCAATAGACCGTCCTTCGAAGGCGGGTGTAGGAATTATGATATACTCTCAATATCTAGAGAGAACGCGAAGGCTGGACTCCCCCGGGGATCCCATAACCCACGGGAACTTCACGTGGAGCACTGGCCTGTTTTTGATGCATTGATTAATAAAATGTACAAACAAGGTATAATATCACGAAAACCTTATTTCGATAAAGACATGAACTTTATATATTGTAATTGTTTCTTGGCCAAAACACACATATATGAAGATTTTGTAAAAACAATATTACGGCCAGGTATAAACTTATTTAAAAATGATAAAGACCTGTACAATCTAGGCACTAACAACCTACCTAGAACTAAACATGGAAAACCACCACAACGTTTTACAGATCATACCGGGTATGAAGAATGGCCACATATACCGTTTGTGTTAGAGAGATTAATCAATGTGTATGTTGAGTTGAATGACTTGAAGGTTGGTTGGATATTATAATTTAAAAATGAAAAATATATTAATAACAGGAGGTCTTGGATTCATAGGTAGTAATTTTACAAAATACGTGTATGAAAAATATGATTACAATATATGGAACATTGACAAGGTCACATATGCCGCAAACCCAGGAAACATCCCTGACAATATAAAAAATTCTGAACGTTATAACTTCGTTCAATGCGATATAAATGAAACTTCTAGACTAAATTCTATTGTAAAACAACATAATATAAATTATATTGTCAATTTTGCCGCGGAAAGCCATGTTGATAACAGTATCAACGACTCTAACCCGTTTGTACATACAAACATAACCGGTACACATTCTCTACTAACACTACTACATGACTGCTCCAGTGTGGAAAAATATCTTCAGGTATCAACTGATGAGGTGTACGGTAGTTTATCAGAGCAATGCCCAGCTTTTATTGAGCAATCCGCAATAAAACCTAACAGCCCCTACTCTGCCAGTAAAGCTAGTGCAGATTTATTATGTCGGAGCTTCCATGAAACATTCAAATACCCCGTTTTAATCACTCGTTGCTCTAACAATTATGGACCAAATCAACATGAAGAAAAACTAATTCCATTGATGATTAAAAATGCTAAAGCCGGGAAAAATCTTCCGGTGTACGGTGATGGTCGAAACATTCGTGATTGGATACATGTTAATGATCATTGCTCCGGTATTGATACGGTCTTACATACCGGTACTATTGGTGAGATATACAACATCGGTGGTAATAATGAAATTCGAAACATTGATATTGTGAAGACAATTTTGAGCTTGTTAAACAGAGATGAAGATCAAATTGAATACGTTGAAGACCGTTTAGGTCATGATTGGAGGTACGCGATAAATAACAACAAAATTCAAACACAATTAGGCTGGTCTCCTAGCTATGATTTCATTTCCGGTTTGAAAAGCCTATTATAACATTCATGAAAAAAGAGTTACAATCACTAGATAGAATACTCAAAAATTCTAGAGTAAAAAGAAACAATTTTGTCAATAATTTAATGGATGTAGATAATATTAAAGTCTTAGTATGGACATTTGCAAAAACTGGGACAACAACTCTAGCCAGTAGTTTTCAACAAAATATATCCGGAACTAAAAGCTTTAAAAATGTTACACACTCTCATGGTGAACCATGTTGGTTTAATAACATATCACAAGAATTAAAACAGATAGGGTTTACATTTAAAATGCTAATTGAATATATAAATAGTAAAGGTATACGACCTGTCGTTATCCAATCTTATAGGTGCCCGGTTGATACACATATTTCCGCACACTTTCATAAAATACAAAAAAACAATAAGTTAAGTGTTAATACAGATGGACTATCTAAATATGCTTCCTGCCTGGCACCACAAGCGTTGAAACCTATAGATCTTTTCACTGGTCAAGAGAGTTATATTAATTATTTAGAAAAAACATTTAACGGAATATGGACTCATAATTTTGATAAAGTAAGGGGTTATGGGTTTCATCAAGAACCTGATTATGATATTTTATATACAACAACCGATTATATTAAAAAATTACCAGATAATATAAAACTAATCAAGGAACTAAAAGAGTATCATAATCTAAAAATTACAAAACGTAACTTAACATATACAAAAGAGCCCGGTACATATTCTAACTACAAAAAAACACTCACTTTTGAACGCAAAGTCATTAACCACATATACAACATACACTCGAAACCGTTAAACTTTTTTTATACAAAGGATAAAATAAAATATATGCTACAATCTGCTTTGAATAAATATAGTTGTATCTAAAAAGAGCTATTATGAAAATAAAAAAACAAAAAAATAAAAAAACCTCTGCAGAATGGAACGGGTTACTAAAGTGTAATGATTACATTGTAGATTGGTCGCCTAAATCTGGTTGTACTACAGTAAAAAAGCTATGGTTTCGCTACCTGGGTGTATTAAATGAAGCATTATCAATGAAAAAAATAATGAACGGCAGAGTGGTTACAAATTGGGTACATAATTTCACACCAACGTTTTTTGAAAGATATGGTAAAATTACATCAGAAGATCTAAAAAACGATTCGTATGTCAAAATAAAACATGTGAGAAACCCGTACGATAGAGTTGTGAGCTCCTACATTCATGCATGTAAGCACCCCGGGTTATTTGAAAATTGTAGAGAATATGACCCATCGTTCGTTGATTTTTTAAATCTATTATATACAGGAGAATTACATATGGATGCAGGAGGGATGCATTGGAGGATTCAAAACCATAATCCAAGTATAGAGTATGATGAGATAATCAAATTAGAAATCCTAGATGATGAGATAATTAGATTAAGTGAAAAATACAATATAGACTTTAAAGTGAGTGATAAAACAAAACGCTCACCTCATCATGTTAAAAAGAAAGCTTATGTAAAATCTTTTTTTGACATTCCTGCATCCAGTGTGCGGAGCTATATAAGTGATCATCGCAGTGCCCCGGTCTACGACTCATTTTACAATGACGAAATAAAAGATATTGTATACGATATATATAAACTAGATATAGACTCATATGATTATAAATATGAGAACCGGGTTGATGATGCAGATGGAGAGAGTGAAACAGACCCAGACATATTAGACCCATTTACAGTCAACCCTCAAACAATAATGCAGGAAGCCATGGGAAACACATGATAGTTTCAGATGTAAAAAAGTTCATAATTTTTCAGCCATGGAAATGTGCGTCAACTACATTGTATATACGGCTAAAAAAATATGATAGCGAACATTACCCACAAGATATTTACTATAATGAAGTTTTAAAAAAATATAGTCATAAACACATACGCTTGTCTGACTTCATACAACTTCCGGAAGCCTCTCTAGATTACACAAAAATATGTTATGTTCGAAATCCATATGACAGAATCTACGCTGGTTATTTACAACTCTTAAAAGAAATGAAACAAGGTAATGATATACCCATGATAAATCATATAAAAGAAGGGTTTAATACATATCTAAAATATTACACATTACCCGTATACGAGAGTACAGACGAATTTTGGGGAGGTAAGTTGCATGAATATACACACTTTGAAAATAAAAAATATGTAGATTGTATAGGTTATGTTGAAAGATTTGAGAAAGATTTCAAACAAATTTTCAATAAACTAGGCATTAACGATACTGAAACTATTTCTGGTAACATAAAAAATAAACCAAAGACTATGTGTAATCCACATAACATGAAACGATGTAATTATAAATATATTGATAAATATACACAAGAAGATATCGAAATTGTGAATTATATTTTTAAAGATGATTTTGAAATTTTCAATTATAAAATAATAAAATGAATAATAAAGAAATAATAGGTTTTACTGCAGGTAATTTCGACTTGTTGCACCCAGGATATATTTATACTTTTGAAGAAGCAAAACGTCATTGTGACCGATTTTTAGTTTTCCTTCACACCGATCCATCAGAAACACGTAACACAAAATATAAACCAGTCGTACCGCTATATGAACGATACAAAACCTTGATGTCTATTCGGTTTATAGATGATGTGTACATGTACAGTACAGAAGAACAGTTATATGGTTTAATCAAGTTTCACAAACCTGATATTAGAATATTAGGTGAAGATTATATAAATGATGATGGCACAGCCAAGTCTTTCACCGGTGATGATCTACCACCACGAGTTATATATACAACCAGGTCTCATGGGTGGTCCACAACTCGAATCAAAGACTTGATTACCAAACAAACCATAAAACAGAACCCAGGTATAGTTAAATAAGGACATGCAACAACAATTGATACCAGGGTATATGGCCACAAGAGTTAATCTGGTTGACATGGTGCCTGCTCAGGTAACATCGACACCATCTGTCACGGACTACAAACAACTACAGCAATTGGTAACCGCCCATGAACCTTCCAATCCTCTATTCAAACCAGAAGAACAATACAAAGATCATATTAAATCTCGATGGGAGCAACGACAAACAAAATTTACCAACATAAATCAGATACCGTTACATACCCCGGTTATAATATACACCCCACCCACTGATCCCGTCGCGCAAGCCGCATTCATCAGACTAGAAAATGTGTACCAGGTTGTACACCCCACAACCGCCATGATATATGGTTACGCAGAGGGTATATTTTGTGATGCTAGAACACCACCAACATCCTTGGTCTTACCAAGCAACATACAATTGTATTATGGTAACGTAACAAGTTCAAAATTGATCTCTAGAATATGGTCAGATCACAATTATGATGTGAGAAGTTACAAGATATATTCTCCCGGGAACGAAGCCCAGTTAACTGCTCAGTTCCCCGGTTACTGGCCGAACGTGCTCACCTCACTAGCGCATGATTTAAAATCTAAACATGAACAACCCCCAGTGTTGTTGGGAATAGACAAAGGCATGCTAGACACATTTGATCAACAAAATTTACGTGAATTTTGTTTCATTTAAACTGATGTTTAACATCAAAAACATCTACTGAATCATATTCCCAGTTGTTGTAATTCAAATATTCTTCCATCCTAGCCACACCTGGAAATCTTTTTTTTCTATCCGGTAATATCTCCCCGTTCGCGACTCGTTGACCACGTAACGACTCTAGATCCATGTTGTATTGAGTCAATATTTGTTCGCATTTTCTCAATGTACTCTCACGCCCAACATCATGATAATGTAGATACACAACGTCCGTATCAACCACCTCACCGTTGATGGTCACCCCGGTGTGGAATCCCAGATCAGTTGATATGAAACCTTTGTTGTTGAAAAACTTTTTACAATTCTGCCGGTCTGTTATGCTCCAGTTGAACTTTGTGATCTGTCCGACCGGATCATCATACGCTTCCTGTTCAGCGATTGAGTTCAGATGACCCCGGGTTCTGAACATCTCGCTCGTGTCCGTGAGACTCAACAAATATTCTCTGATGTTTTCCGGGTCTTGCTCAATCTGATCATCTACCCAGCGAACCACAAACTCATCCGCGTCTAGTGGCATGGTCACACCCGGTTGTTTGTTGTATTTGGTGATGAACTGAGAGATCACCTCCCCTTTTTTGAGAAACAAATTGTGTTGATGTACATTGATCCCATGCGATTGTTTGAACTCCAGGAGCTTCTCGTATGTACCGTCTGTAGACCCGTTGTCAAACACATGTATCCCCCACCATGCTGCGATCGGTCCATGATGTTTCAACCAATCTTCAATCAGCTCAATTTCGTTTTTAACCATCGCGACTATTCTGATGTACATATGTTTATTTATTTTGGTTGATTTACAACTCAACATCATATATAATATACATATGATTATATCGAATATTGAAACATATGACGGAGAGCTATTACACAACAGATTCGCATATAAATTTTTCAGAGAGAAGACGTTACCCATTGGTAACATCATCGCGTTCCGGGCTCCCATGCTAGTTGAAGCTGATGGCATGATTGACACAGAAGACATCATAAAAAATGAATTCATATACAGTGATGATGCCATCAATTTTTTGTGGGAAATTCCATGCTTGAATGACGCGTTTGGAGCGGTAGCATGGCAAAGGCTGTTCAACACCAACATGGCCAACATACTGAGTGCCTCGTATGTACACGCACCAATTGAGGTGGATGGTGATGATCTGATTGTGCATAAAGATCATGACCAGGGTGGAGTGTCTCAACCCAAAGGCAAGTGCAGCGTGAGCATAACATACACAAAAGATAACGTGGCGCTTGGACACACAGGCATCAACATACATGCAGGTGACAAAGCTCCGGATCATGCATTTTCAACTGAACTAGACAACATGCAAGTCAGTCAATTCATGCGTGAAGTTGTGGACATGTTCTATCAAATGAATGATGACATGTTTCTCGCGACAACTAAAACTATAGTCAAGTGAGAGTACTAGTCACCGGTGGCTTCGGATACATAGGTAGTCACACAGTAGTAGAGTTAATTCAATCCGGGCATGATGTGTATATCATTGACAATCATAGCAACTCAGATCCGAGGGTAAAACAGCATGTTGAAAAAATAACCGGTACAGACATACCAAGTGATATTATTGATATACAACATCTAGATTTTCCAACGCATGTTCACCTAAAATTTGATGCAGTGATACATTTTGCTGCTCATAAGAGTGTAGGTGAAAGCATGAAAGAGCCGATGAAATATTATCAAAACAATGTACACGGTACATGCAATTTGTTGCAAGCAATCAAAAAGGCTGAAATCAAAAATCTAGTATTTTCTAGCAGCTGCACAGTGTATGGTGATCCAGACACATGCCCGGTCACAGAAAAATTTCCAATCAAACCACCAAGCAGTGTGTATGGGCACACGAAACAGATTTGTGAAGATATCATCAACAACTTTCATAAAGAATATGAATACAACAGCTACAATCTTAGATATTTCAACCCGGTTGGGTCACATGAGTCCGGATTGATAGGAGATGCTCCAACCGGTGTACCAGACAATTTGATGCCGTACATAACTCAAACAGCCGCCAGGGTGAGAGACAAACTCACCATCTTTGGAGACACATATGACACACCAGACGGTACATGCATCCGAGACTATATTCATGTGGTGGATCTAGCCAAAGCTCATGTGCTAGCTGTAGAAAACTTAACAACCTTCCAACCTGGAGTGAAAGACAATATCAATCTAGGAACCGGTACAGGTTACAGTGTCAAAGACATGGTCGCGACATTCGAGAAGGTGAACAACGTCAAAATACCACATGAGATCGGACCTACACGTGATGGTGATTTGCCTAAAATATATGCTGATCCTGTGTATGCATATGACGTGTTAGGCTGGCGCGCCACACATGGTCTGGAAGACATGGTACGTTCCGCATGGAAATATGAACAGTTGTACAGAGCTGTTGAAGCTGGTAACAAGTCTAATATATGCTCATCATCTGGGAGCTGAACAGTAGATAGAAGGCATTATAATTGAATATTTTTAATTATCTATCCAACCTGTTGTTCACAAAGAAACAACCAGCGATACAAAACATTGATCAGGAAGGTGACTATCAACCATTCTTGATCAACAGATGGTGCAGCATGCTGAACAAAACAACTGCTAACGTGATCAACACCACCGTGAATACTTTCTTCCCGGTCTTTGATCACAAGCATGACCATTATAAATTTTTACATTACATACTACCCCGTTCTAGATTCACTCGAATAAATTACATCAAGAAGCGTAAAGAATCTCAAACTGAAAATCAAGAGATTGTGAAGAAAATGGCCAAGAGACTTGAATTATCGCGCCGTGAGATAAATCTATATGTAAACCAAACAGGTTTAGATT